AACCCGCACGGGCGGTTTCGGCAACGACCTGGCGGTTGGATACCGAGGAGGAACGGATGACAATGACAGAGCCAAAACCGAAGCGACCCAAAAAGAAAGCCGAAGACATCATCGAGCCACCAAAGCCGAGAGAGTTTGAGGCCAAGGCTTGCTCGGCGTGTGCGGGTATTCGGCCTATCGGCAAGAGCTACAGCCGAGTCTATTGCACTCGCGGCAGGGTCCGATACTGCCGTTGCGACTTCTGCGGAAATACATGGTCGCAGCAAGCGTAACTATTTCGACTTCTGTACTAACGCAATAGTACAGCATTCTAGCAATGGCCCATTGGCTATGCGACTATTAACGCATGGCATCAGCGGCAAGCCTTCTCGCACAAATCGACGCAGCTATCGAAGCACTGCTCACCGGCGGTGCGTCGTCGTATTCGATCGGCAATCGCACGGTCACACGGCTAGATCTCGGGCAGTTGTTCGACCAACGCCGCATGCTCCAAACGGAGGTCCAGCGTGAGAGCGGATCGGGCGGTATCAGCCTCGGAAAGCTTACGAGGCACCGCAGATGATCGGCCAACTAATCGATTCAATTGTGTCGGCAGTCTCGCCAATGTCTGGCTTGCGACGAATGCAAGCTCGGCGAATCATCCGCTCCTACCAAGGTGCCGAGCCGTCGCGAGTCTCGTCGAATCGAGTCCCACGCAATCAGCCAGCGGACATGGAACTGCTTGGGCCGTTCGGCGCAGATCGACTTCGGGCGTGGGCTCGGGACATGGTTCGCAATAATGCTTATGCCTGGGGCGTGGTCGATACCATCGTATCGTCGGTCGTCGGTTGCGGCATCAAAGCACAATCGACGTTTGAAACCTACGAAGGCGAAGACGTCGAAGTCGTCAACGACGCTCGCGACAAGGTTTGGGCCGAGTGGGCCGAAGTCTGCGATGTCAACGGTCAGTACACGTTCGAGGAATTGCAAGCCGCCTGCCAGCGTGAGATCGTCGAGGGCGGCGAAGTCTTGGTTCGCATCATCCGAACGCCAGGCCCGATTTACAACGGCACCCTTCGACCAGTGCCATTGGCTCTCGAATTGATCGAGGCAGATCGCCTTGCAGGCGATAAGGACACCTACGCCGCTCGCCTGTCGGCTGGCGGCGACAACCGCATCATCCGTGGCGTCGAAGTCGATGAACTAGGCAAGCCGGTCGCCTATTGGATCTACAAAGACCATCCGCTACAGCCCTATGCTTTCACCCGATCGCCTGAGCGGATTCCTGCTAGCGAGATCATCCATCTTTTCCGACGCGATCGAGTCGGCCAGACTCGCGGCGTGACTTGGTTTGCACCGGCTCTGTCTTGGATTCGCGACCTCGGCACCTACGTTGACAACGAGCTGCAAGCGTCGGCGGTTGCGTCCTGCTTTACCATAGCGATCAAAACCGATACGCCGATCGGCAACCTCTACGATCCAGACGGCGGCAGCGGCACCGACTCGGCAGGCAATCGCGAACGGTACGTTGAGCCTGGCATGATCATGGAACTCAAGCCTGGGGAAGATGTCGTCGGCCTTAATCCTGGGCGGCCTAACGCCGGTGCCGAGCCGTGGATCCAGCTTATCCTCCGTGGGATCGCGGTCGGCACCGGCCTCTCCTACGAGGTCGTCGCACGCGACTATAGTCAGACCTCCTATAGCTCAAGCCGGACCAGTCAACTCGAAGACCGACGCCGATTCCGATGCTGGCAGCAATACCTGATCCGGCACCTTTGCCAGCCGGTGTGGGATGCCTTTAGCGATGCGGCGGCATTGTCTGCATTGCCAGGGTTTGCGACATCTACAGACCTTCTAAGCGATCGTCGCCGGTTCGCTCCGGTCGAGTGGCTGACGCCGGACTGGGAATGGGTTGATCCATCGGTTGAGCAATCAACCGCAGAGTCTGCGTTGTCGTCGTTTACCGACACCTATGCCAACGTCCTAGGTGCCCGCGGTCGTTCGTTCCGAAGCGTCTTCTATCAGCGAGCCAAAGAGGAGCGGATGCGGAAGAAGCTGGGCCTGATTACGCCAGAGGAACGGCAGCAACAGATCAGCGCGGCTCAGAGTGCAACGCCGGTGGCAGATGCACCGCAAGCAGCGGAATCAGCACCGCAAGAAAGCGGCGTAGATGTGGCTTCGCTCGCTCTCAATGGAGCGCAGGTGACAAGTCTAGTCGATGTCATTACTCAAGTCGGTACGGGAGCAATGCCAAAGGAAACCGCTGTTGCTGTTATCAAGGCGGCGTTCCCGACGCTGACAGATGCCTTGATCGCAAACATCATCGATCCGATTGCGCCTGGGTCGATCTCTGCCGATGGCACTCCGGCACCAACGCAACCGCAAGGCGAAGAGCAGAGGCAAGCTGGAACAGGCGAGATGATGGGACTATCTACCCTGCAATTCAATCGCAACCGCAAGGCGATCAGCAAGACGCTCGACGACCTAGCGGCAGGCACGCTTTCCGAAACGCAAGCTAGGGTCTTTTTGTCCTCGATTGGCATGAGTCCAGATAACGTCGAAGCGTTGATCGCGGACGCAAAAGATGGATCAGTAGACAGCACAATACCCGAGGAGGTTACGAGTGAACAAAGCTAACCTCATCAAACGACGAAAGCAACTAGACGATCGCAAGGTTAAGCGTCTTGCGTCAGTCGGACGAATTACTCGTCTCTTCGAAGCACCAAAAGACGGCAAGGCCGTCATTGCTACCGAGACGCCGCTCGAAATCTACGATCCGCAGCGAGGATGGATTCGGCAGGTGTTACTCATGGATGGCGTTCAGTTCCGCAACGCTAAGCGTCAACTGCCGATCGTCGATAGCCATAACGACAAAACAGTCCGCAACGTCTTCGGGTCAATCCGAAACATCACCATTGAAGACGGCCAACTGGTTGGAGTTGCAGAGTTCGCAAGCGACGAAGAGTCGCAAGTTGTCGCGACTCGATACGCCGAAGGACACCTAACCGACTTCTCGATCGATGCCGTGATTCTTGAACGGCAGCAGATACCAGAAGGCAAAACATACACAACGAAACGTGGCGTTGTTATTGAGGGACCGGCTGAGATCGTTACTCAGTGGGAGCCTCACAATGCGAGCATCTGCGCAACGGGTGCAGATCCTAATTCCACGGTCAGACGGTCATACGACCAGAAAGCGAAGAGAGCAATGGACGCAGCCTTGATGGCCAAGTTGCATACGCTCGGTCTGCCTGAGGGCGTGACCGATCCAGCCGAAATTATTGCGTTCCTGGCAGACAAGATGCCGGAACCAGAAGTTGAAGTTGAGTTGATGGCGGACGAAGAAAAGAAAGTCGAGAACGCTTACAGCGAAGAAGACAAGAAGATCATGAACATGGAGGAAGCCGTCAAAGAAGAAGTCGCAAGGCAAATTGCTCTTGAGCAACTTCGACGCAAGACCATTTACGCCGACGTGAAGCTGGCAAAGCTAGAGCGAGCCTTTGCCGAGCAGCTCATCGACGAGGGTGTTTCAATCGAGATCGCTCGCGAAAGGATCATCCGAAAGATGGCAACTCAACCAGTCGGGCAGAGCGTCGATAACAACACCTCGCACGTTTCCGTTACCGAGTCGAGCGACGACAAGCTGGCAGCGGCAATGTCCTCTGGTCTTGTGCAGCGAGCGTTCAAGAACGCACGCATCAAGGCCAAGGCAGAGGCCGCTCCAGGTGCCGAAGACTTTGCGAACCTCAACCTCCGCAAGCTCGCGGCTCACTGCGTTCAGCGCATGGGCATCAAGACCGATCGCATGACCGATGCCGAGATCGCTCGCGTTGCGATGGGTTCGCCTGGTGCGGCAAACAAGTATCGCATCCAACGCGATGCCTACCACACCACTGGATCGTTCCCAAACCTCCTGCTTGATGCAGCAAACAAGACGCTTCGTCAAGCCTACGAGGAAGCACCGTACACTTGGAGCCTCTGGGCACGCCAAGCGGCATCGGTCGAAGACTTCAAGAACATCAACCGCATTTCGCTCGGCGAGTCGCCAAACCTAGAGATGGTTCCAGAGGGTAACGACTATCCCGAGAAGTCGGTCAGCGATGCGAAGACCAGCTACAAGATCGAAAAGTACGGAGCGATCTTCACGATCTCTTGGGAGACCGTCATCAACGACGATCTCGATGCGATCAGCCGTATTCCTGCAATGCACGGCAACGCCGCTCGTCGGGTGCAAAACAAGACCGTTTATGACGTTCTGTTTGCGAACCCAGCGATGAGCGACGGGCAGTCGCTGTTCTCGGCTTCGCACGCAAGCGGACGAAATACCAACAGCACCACGGCAGCACTCAACGTCACGCTCTTGAACGAAATGTTCTCGTTCATGATGCTTCAGAAGGGTCAGTCTTCAGACGCAATCCTCAACATCACGCCACGCTATCTGCTGGTGCCTGCGGCTCTTTCGGCGACTGCGCTGGAACTGGTCAACAGCCAGTCCTACGCACAGACCGGAGGCAACGAGGGCGTCATCAATATCTACGGAGTCAATGGTCAACGACCTTTGACCGTAGTTGTTGAACCTTTGATCGACGGACACGACAACGGGGCTTACTACCTCGCTGCCGATCCTGCTCAGATCGATACCGTAGAACTCACCTTCCTCAACGGCGAAGAGGCTCCGGTACTAGAAAGCGATCTGCACTTTGAGACTGACACCTACCGCTACAAGGTACGGCAGACGTTCGGCGCGGCTGCAATCGATTGGCGTGGTCTGAGTCGCTGCACCTAATCGACCTAATGATTAACCGCCCTGGTCGCGATTGTGGCTAGGGCTTTCCTGAAGACAAACCAACAATTCGGAGATTAAAAAGATGGCTGGCATGCAAGACTTTGAAAGATTCTACGATGATTTTAACGGAGCGGTTGCGACGTTTCCAACGTCTGCCGATCCGGCAACGGCTTGGCTGGTTGACGACACGTCGGCATCAGGCTCGCCGGTTTACACCAAGGGAACGAGCGACGCAACGCTGACGCTGGCTTCGACCAATGAAGTCGAAAACGTTTGCTTGCACTTCAACGACGCGCTCGACTTCGACATCGATGACATTCAGCGTGTCTCGATGCGAGTCAAGATCGGTGCAGCGACGTTCACAAGCGGATCGATCCTTTGCTTCGGCGTCGGATCTGCTCGAAACGATACGGCAAACGATGTCGCAGCGAACGCATGGTTTCGCATGGAAGGCGCAAACAGCACGACGCTTGTCTATGCCGAGACCGATGATGGCACCCGCGACGTTGATGACGTCTCCACCGGCGTAACGCTCGGCACGACCTCAAAGGATTTCGTGATCGACTTCACCGGCGGGAAAAGCAACGTTAAGTTCTACATCGACGGTCAGCGTGTTTGCTCGACGCAGACCTTCGACATGTCGGCGTACAGTTCTGGCCTTCAGCCGATCATCCAGATCCAGAAGGCAGCGAACACCAACGTCGATTCAGTAGTCATTGACTACATCGAGATCGTCGCCAAGCGAGGCTAAGTGAATGACACTGCATGACGCAATCCGCAGCGATGCGGTTAATGTGTTTTGCAACTCCGATGATTTCGCGGAGTCCGTTGTGTATTACAAACGCAACGGGCTTTCGCGAACCATCAATGCGGTCGTCATTCGCGAAGCGTTCGCGATCAACCCAGAGGACGGCGACACAATCACGCCTGTCTTCGAGATTCACGTTGCCAATGATGACACGGACGGCATCAGCAGCGACGAACTGAATATCGGAGGCGATATGCTCGCCTTTGCTGTTCGCGTTGGTAAAGCGGTCGAGCGGCGTAGTATCGTTCGCCTCATGCAGCACGACGAAGGGATGTTAATACTCGAATGCCGCTAGCAATCGTCGATCAAATCAACGATGCAATCGTCAGCCGACTCGAGGCGATGGTCAACGATGACGACTACGAGATCGGCATCGTCGAAGTTGTCGTACCGACTCGCGTCGGGGAGTTCACGCCGAGGGACCGGCAGATCGTGATCGTTCAAGGCGACGACGAGCGAGTGGCCGAGATGGACATACCAGGCAACCCGCCTGGGGTTGCAAGGAAGCAAACCTGGAACATCCGATGTCATCTAATGCCGGACGAGAACAGCGGCGAGGATGCGGTCAACCAAGCGGCAGCGGACATTCTCAAGTGCATCACTACGCCAAACAGCAATTGGCACAACTGGGGCGGGCTGGCGATCAATACCGAACTAGGGCGAATTGAGTACGTTTCATTCGACGGTGGTCCGGATGGAGTCAACGTGCCGATCCAAGTGCTGTATCGTGTTTCGGAATACTCGCCTTTTGTGTCTAGAATCTGAGATGTACGAAATCAAGATCGATCCAAAGTCATTGCGAGACTTGCGAAAAGTCTCCGATGACATACGAAGGAAGACGCCAAGGCACCTGAGGGCGGCTATCAACAAGGTTGCAGCTAGCGTTCGCACCGAAGTTGCGCAGCGACTCGGCAAGGTAATGAACATCAAGAACAATTACCCGCCGAAGAAAATATCGAAAACCAAGACTTTGAAAAAAGCAATCAAGATGAAGTCGAAAGCAAGCAACAGCAATCTGGTTGCTCGCCTTGGTTTTCACGGCGGCTATCCGTTTCCGCTCAAGTATTTCGATGCCAAGCCGTACAAGCGCAAGAAAAGAACTGGCGTTCAAGTTACATACAGTAGACCTAGAGGCGGCAAAACGCACACGCAGTTCTTGCAGGCTTCGGATAAGCCAGACGTTCTTACCTACTTCATGATCCCGTCTAGGGGGCATCACGTCTACTCCAGAGTAGCGAAGACATCTAAGCCGATACGGCGACTCTACGGACCAGCGCCAGGAGACTACTTTGCGGAAATCAACGCTGTCCAAGTCGGAAGAAAAGTAGCCGAAGAGCGACTGCCTATCGAGATCGCACGCAGGGTCAGAGAGATGCTGCTAGAAAGCCAAGGAATCATCAAACTCAAAGCCTCAAGGAGAGCCGGAACATGACACTGCTGAAGCGAAAACGAATACTAGCTGCGAAGATCGAAGCAACGCCTGGGACAGCCGAGACGCTGGCGGCGGCTGACGCAGCGTTCAACGTTTACGAGGTTACGGTGCAGCACGAGATCGAGAAGACAGCTCGCGAGGGTCAGGGTTCGTTCGGTCATCTGCCATCGACTACCGGAGCGCACAGGGGACGCATCACATTCAAGACCGATCTAGGCTGGGATGGCACTGCAACCGAACCGGCTTGGGCCGATACCTTCTTCCCGGCGTGCGGCATGGTCAAGGCGACCAATACCTACACACCGCGCAGCGAGGCACCAGGCAGCAACGTCAAAACGCTGACGATGGCTGTTTACGAAGACGGTCGCCGAAAGCTGATGCGTGGTTGCGTCGGCACGTTTCGGCTCGTTTGCGAAGCAGGCAAGCAAGCGATGATCGAATGGGATTTTGTTGGCATCTTTGTCGCGCCAACGGACGTTGCTTTGCTCTCGCCGACTTATCCGACGGTCGCACCACTGCGATACGCCGCTGGCGTAACAACGTTCAATTCGGTCGATCTTGCATGCCAAAGTGTAACGCTGGACATCGCGAACGAAGTCTACTTGCGAGAAGGAACGGCAGCATCGAATATCACCGGCTACATCGCTGGGTGTATCACCAACAGACGACCAACGGTGACATGCAATCCAGAGTCAAAGCTGGTCGCAACTCAAGATCGCTATCTGCTCTTCCGCGACTCGACGGAGTACGTTCTGACTTTTGAGATCGCTGGGCCGTCTTCGTCGAAGATCGTTGTCTCGGCACCGAAGGCAACCATCGAAAACATTCAAGACGGGGACCGGAACGCTTTGATTACCGACGAGCTTACGTTCCTCTGTTGTCAAAACGGATCAACCGCAGATCAAGAATTCTCGATCGTATTCACGCCATAACATCACACTAGCGGCAAAGAGGAGGATCTATGCCGAAGTCATTAGAGCCAGGAGTGCAATTCGGGATCGTTCTCGATAGCGACTCAACCAAACCAAAAGCAGAGCAACCGACGTTCTTAGTTGCTTCGCTCAGCATGCGAGGTCAGACGCAACTGGAAGTCGAAATGGAGGAATCGCTCAAGCATGACACCGCCAGAGGAATTTTTGAGGCTACCTGCGATCTACTCGGTAAGTACGTTCGCGGCTGGCGAAACATGGGCGATCACAAGTTTGGCGAGTGCGACTTTCGAGACCTCCTATCGCACGGAGAAGCAAGAGAACTCTTGCGAAAGATCCTGGCAAACCAGCACGTCGAACCTGACGAAAAAAAAGGCTGAGGGTTGCGGCAGCGATACGACAGGGTCGATTGTGTCGATCCTGTACGACCGAGTGCCGTGACCTCGGAACCGAAACAGAACCGATCGAGATCGAGTGTCCGTGCTGTCACGGCACCGGATGCGACCAATGCAAGGACGGTAGCGTAATGATCCAAGGTTGCCCAAACGAATACTGTCGATCAATGGCCGACGCTGTTCGGCTCTTCGAGTTATTCGCCAAAGGCATCCTGCCCATCGCTGGCGGTGCGTTGGATCAGTCCGCATGGTTTCTATCGGCAGAGCGTCAATGGCGCATCGACGACATGACGATGCGAGCGGAGGGCGTCGATGAGTGAAGCTGTTGAGATGATCATTTCGGCTGACGATCAAGCGTCTAAGAAGTTTGCGCAAATTGCAGTGAACGCCGAGAAGGATCTAGGAAAAATCAAGACAGCCGGAGAAAAGCTCAAAGGGCTCGCTGGTGCCGGTGGGTCTCTGACCAGCCTGCTAGGAGGCACGGAGTTAGGAAGTCAAATTTCTCGCATAGGAGAGTTGACGGAAAAGGTAAATCAGTTTGGTGCAGTTGCAAAAATGGGTGGGTCG